TCTACCAAGTATCTGAAGCTGAAGATGCAGGCGGGTCTGAACTTCGCAAAGACGCCGTTCAAAGAGCCGTCCAACCAGTTGGCGAAAGTCGCCTTTGTGGTGGTCGGCGTGCAGTTGGTGACCAACAACCGCCGCCGTCAGGGCGTGTTGCACACGATCACCTAATAACCTTGCCCCCAAGCCAATGGGGGTTCATACCCTGACCACAGGGGAGAGGAAAATAAGATGTCTACAAGTTGGGATTTTGGTGGAGGAAGTACGAATAACGGAAGCGCTGGCCTTGGCTCTATTCACGGGATTTCTCAGAGCATTTATGCGGAATCTTCTACCCAAAAAGGCCCGCTCGGTGCAAAGCTGGAGTTCGATGATGGGCGCGTTTTTCGGTACTCAAAAGCGGTAGCGGCCATCACTGCGGGCAAGGTAGTGTCAACTGACAATGTTCAGTTGATTGCCGCAGACGCGGACGGGACGTGGGTTGCAGCAGCTGCTGGATCTACGGAAGTTGCAGTGACGGACAGTACGTTGAGCAGCGCCACGGCAAATCTTTATTCCGGTGCTTACCTGGGTAATATCACGAACTTGGAGCAGTATCGTATCAAGTCGAATACGGCAGCTTCAAGCAATAAAGTCACGTTCGAGTTATATGATGGCATTGTGACTGCTATTGCAACAAGCGACGATTATCAGATTACCCCTAACCCCTATGCGAGCGTCATTACATCGACGGTTATCGACGGTTCCTATGATCGCGTTGTAGGAATCGCCCCCAGGGGCATTACCAGCGGGTATTATTTCTGGCTGCAAACGGGGGGTGTGGCTTATGCCCTCAATGACGCAGCAGCCGCTGTTACATTGGGTGTCATGGTAGCCAGTTCTGATTCGACAGCCGGTTCTATTCAGATCAGTGATGCCGGTGTTGATGAACAAATCATCGGTTATGCGGTAGGGGCAGCGGCTTCATCTAAGCCAGCTCCAATTATGCTCACTGGCCTTGAGGCATAAGGCCTTTAGGAGAGGGAGTTTCGGCTCCCTCTCCTTCCTGTACCGAGCCACCGGAAGTGGATACGCTGCTCGTAAATGCGAGCAAGTCCACGCCGGACTCACACCTGCCACGGCCCATGGGCCATGGCGCGAAAGGAATTATGATGACCGAGTCTAATCCTACGGTAGGCGATCAGCAGACTGTAGAGCAGAAGCTGGCCCCGTTGCTCGACCTTTTGAAGGCCGCTGACGGGCAAACCAAAGCAGCGATCCGCAATGCAATTAGCGCGTCTGGCGTGGTTGAACGAGCCAAGCCGAAAACGACCAACGCTGATGCTCGCCGCATCGCCTATTCTGCTGGGGAGATCATTCAGCCTCCAGGATTCGTTCCCAAACCGAGCGATGCCCTTGTGGACCTGCTCGGAATGGAAGCAGCAATGAGCGTGATGGCAGAACGGCACAATGCCGCCGAGGACGGCAACGGTGCGACCACTACGAGTACTTCCAGAGAAGCAGAGCAGCTGTATGGCGCCGGCATGGGCTCCGCAGATGACCTGGCAACTATCGCACAAGAGGAGTTTCCGACAGATGTCGCACCCCTCCCGTCAGAATTCACGGGCGACGGGCCGATCGCATCAGAGTAGGCAGCAGGACCAAGCTCCTCGGCAATCAGCAGATCCGACCGCTCGAGGGCAACAGAGGCAAGCGGCCTACGTGTCAGAGGTCGGCCAGTTCGGCCACGTAGAAGCAGAAACCATAGTCGGAAGCTCGACTACCGGATACGTGCAGGTGAACACCCTCACCACCACTCAGCGAAATGCGCTGACGGCGGTGAACGGGATGATCATCTATAACAGCACCGACAGCAAGCTACAAGGCTATCAGGGCGGTGCGTGGGCGAACTTGGCATGACACTTTCGCAAGCTATCACATTGACGCTGGACCGAGCTGGCCTAAACAGCTCCACAACGGCATATAAAGACCAGGCTCGCCGTTACCTGAACATTATCGCCAAGCGCGTTGCTGGGCGCACCAAGTGGTGGTGGTTGCAAAAGTCCACAACCTTCAAGACCACTTTTGACATGACCGTCACTGGCATCAGCGGGGCGTTTGTGCCAGGGGAAGTCATCCAAGGAGGGGGAGGATCCACGGGAACAGGCACTTTGGCCCTGTCCTATGACGTAACCAATACCCCTTTGACGCTTCCATACTACTTCCACACCGCCAGTACCACTGCTTTTTCGGGAACAATTACCGGGGCAGGAGGTGCAAGTGCAACTTTTGCGTCTACGACAGAGACCCGCACCTATCAACTCGACAGCGGCGTGTTGACTCCACATTCCTTCTGGGATGTCACCAACGACACCCCTTTGACATTTCGGGGCTGGGATGTGCTGGATGCTTTCGATCCAGACCGCGATGAAACCGGGGGCATGAGTGACATCACCGTAGAGGGCCTTGATGACAACACCGGCAAGATTGTCATTCGCGTCCATCCTGGCCATTCTACAACGAACGAGACTATCCGGTATCGGTATATCCAGTATATCCCAGACTGGACTTCATCCAATGATTCCACTGAGCTGGACAGATGGATCCCTGAGATCTTGCAGTCATGTCTGGTCTTTGGCGCAGCAGAGCTTTACATGCAGGAAAAGGGCGACTCGGACGGTGCGATGGAAAACCGTCAGGAGTACGAGTCCATGATGGACGCTGGACTCGAGACCAATCTCCGCATCTGGGGCAACCGTCAGTGGCGCCGTCAAGGCGTGGCTGGCGATGGGGACAATGTTCCGTTCCGCCATTGGGTGCATGAGGGGAGTCTCGGCTAATGGCTATTCGCCAATCCGATAGTATTCAGTATGGCCCGTTTCTCGATGGGGTCTTCTACGACCGGGACGAGGAGGATGTAACCGAGGCTGGCATTTCCTCCATGCAGAACATGCGGGTGGAAGCCGGCGGTGCCGTGGAGACCCGCAGGGGCACCGCATCCTATAAGTCAGCGGCGAATCTCGGTTCCGATCCTACGCTGACGATGTGTTGCGAGTTTACCGTGCCGCCGGCCACTACGTATGTGGTGATCGTCGCTGGCTCGGCCATTTACAAGTATGCATCCGGCTGGTCTGCCATCACAGGCTCGGTTTCTATCACCGCTGCCGATGATAATACATTTGAATGGGCTGATTCTAACGGGGTCCTGTATGCAACCAACGGTGTAAATGCTCCATGGAAGTGGACGGGGACAAGCACTGCTGCGGTGGTGCCCTCTTCGACCACCGACCAAGTGGGTACGGCCCAGCACATTGCGTTTTGGGATAATCGTTTGTGGTACGGCAACGAGGGCACCAACTACGACCGACTGTGGTATTCCAATATCGGTGATTCTGACACCATCGGCGCAAGCCAGTTCTACAACATTGGCTATCAGATTACCGGCCTGGTGCCCATGCAGAACAGCCTCACAGTGCATACAGACCACGGAATCCACACATTGGTTCCCACTGGCAATGCCACGATCCCTTACCAGCTCCAGAAGCGCACCGGGGAAGGCACTGTATCCGGCAGGGCGCTAATCAGGCTTCCGCGCAACCGTCAGATGTTCATCCGCAACGACGGCATCTATATGTGGGAGGGCGGCGATGACATTGAGAAAAAGACCTACAACTTCGATTTGGGCTATTGGCCGGATCTTATAAAGTCTCGTTTCAGCCAGACTTTTGGCCTCTACTTCCCAGAAGAAAATGAGGCGTGGTTCTGGGTTCCGTACGGCACGGGCCAGACTAATATGAACCACATCCTTGTCTATTCAGATCGATTCGATATGTGGTATGGTCCCTATAATGGGACCGGTTCGTACTTTACGCGCAATTGCGCAGCTCTGATCGATGACAAGCCTCATGCCGGCACATTAAACGGCTCTGGATCTGTTGGGGGCACCCTTGAGGACCATTGGGCGCAGGATGTTTGGAACGATGATGACAATTCTGCGGATGGAGCGCTCATAAATCAATACTTTGTTACTGGCGCACCCGCTCCAGACGGGTCGGACCAACGGGTTCGATGGCGGTATGCGCGGACCTACTTTGACGCCACGGGCGACTTCAACGTGTCAGTGACTCAGGAAAGCTCGGGCCTCTCAGGCACCACCGAAATTCTGAACGTAAAGGGGGGTGGTTTTGCTCTAAACATTGACAAGACCGATGAGGCGACTCTGGGCACGGTGCGGATGCTGTCGAAGGATACTGACCTCACAGAATACGATCCCCACACCTCGCTGAAGTTTTCCAACGCTGTCCTTAACAATTTCTTCCGCATACGACGCACTCATCCGGTGTTCTCCAAGATTGGCCGGAAGCGTAAGCCCAAGCCAGGAGTCTCCTAATGTCATTTTCTCCGAACGGCAACGTCCCCATTGACCCTTTTGCAAAAAGGAAGACAAGCGGTAGCAATGGGTCTAATGGGACTGTTGTTACGCTTCCCAGCGATGTTCTTGGTGCGGCCGATGACACTGTTACGCTTCCCGGTGGCCTTGAGCTTGGGACTGAAAAACCCAAAAATCCTTGGGTTGACCCCTTCGACCAGACAAATCGGTACTACGACACAAATCCCCAGGCCGGTCGGCAAGATCAAGATTGGGGGCGGATGAGTACTCTGCCGTTGCAGTCTGGAGGCGGAGCCTTTGACACCATTGATGGAAGAATCAAAAAACTCAATGATGCCATGGCCAAAGCTGGTGAACAGATGCAGGGCTTTGATAGGTGGCAGATGCCCACCAGTTTTACAGATTTCGGGGAGACTCTGGGCGAGCAAGAGCGGACCATTCGCGGGTTTTCTGACTTTGAGACCCCGCAAGAATTCACCGACTTTAGTAAATCGCTGGGGGACGCACAGAGATTATTGACCGACCTCACCGGCGGATCGTTCGGCCCCGGCGGCTTCGTCTCCCCAGGCGAAGGCCAATTGGGGTTGGCGGCTGAAATGGCGGGTCTGCTCGAACAAGATATTGGCGATCTGGCCGATCTGGTTCCCGATCTGGGGCAGGAAAGTACTCTGGCGCAACAGATAGGGGAAAGAGAAGAACAGATTGCGGGACTGAACCTCGAGGACTTTTATGACCTACTGACCCAGGGCGCCACGGACATTGACAAGCTACAGGACCGAGCAGACGTCCTCAACTTTACAGAGTTTGGCGATCGCCAAGACACCGCCCTCGAAGACATCGCTGGCGTGCAAGACGCCGCAGACCTCCTTAATTTTGAAAAGCTTGGCGGTCGCCGCGACACCGCTCTTGGCGACATCGCTGGAGTGCAAGACGCCGCAGACCTACTCAACTTTGAAAAGCTTGGCGGTCGCCGCGACACCGCTCTCGAAGACATCGCTGGCGTGCAAGGCGCCGCAGACCGGCTAAACCTCAGAAACTTCGACCAGCTACGACGCGGAGCCCGCACGGGGCTGGGCGAACTACAGGACCTGGCAGACCTTCTCAACTTTAGAGAGTTTGGCGAGCGCCGAGACACTGCTCTTGGCGACGTTGCTGGCGTGCAGGACGCCGCAGACCTTCTCAACTTTGAAAAGCTTGGCGGTCGCCGCGACACCGCTCTCGAAGACATCGCTGGCGTGCAAGGCGCCGCAGACCGGCTAAACCTCAGAAACTTCGACCAGCTACGACGCGGAGCCCGCACGGGGC